ATTTGAAAAAAATAAAAAATAATTAAGAATACATTTGGTATTGTCACCCAAATGTTGTATATTAGTGACATAGTTAACAATTAATAATTAAAAAAGAGCAAATTATGGCAATTGATTTAAATGCAATCAGAAACCGTCTGAATACACTTCAGACAAAAGTTACAAAGACCGATAACCTGTGGAAACCACAGCCAGGCAAACAACAAGTAAGGATTTTACCTTACATTCACAATCCCTCTAACCCGTTTATTGAACTATTTTTCCATTTTGGATTTGGTGGTAAGAACATTATCTCTCCAAGTTCACATGGTGAAGCAGACCCTATCTTAGAGTTCGCTGAAAAGTTGAAATCAACAGGTAGTAGAGATGATTACCAACTTTCTCGAAAACTAACTCCGAAAATGAGAACTTATGTTCCTGTTATCGTTAGAGGTGAAGAGTCAGAAGGTGTTAAGTTTTGGGGATTCGGTAAGAATGTTTACCAAGAACTTCTTGGATTCTTCGCTGACCCAGATTATGGTGATTTAACTGACCCTGTTAATGGTAGAGATATCACAGTAGAATTCAAAACTGCTGCAGAGTTAGGAAAAACTTATCCAGAGACGTATATTAGAGTTAAACCTAATACTACGGCTATTTCTGAAGATAAGGCTGTTTTAGAATCTGTAAAAGACCAAATCGAACTACCATCAATGTTCAAAAAAGTTTCTTATGAGGAAATGGAAGGAATGTTGAAAGAATGGTTAGATACTGGTGAAGTTACTGATAAGAAACAAGAACCAAAAGCTGAAACTCAAACCGAAACAAAAGCTACCTCTCCTGCATCTAATGTAAAGGAAGCATTTGACGATTTATTCAATAACTAACATATGGCAAAGAAGAAGAAAGAATCAGTTCGTGATGAACTATCTTCAATCTTAGCTACCAATCTAAACAAGAAGTTTAAGTCCGCCAATAAGGTGGCTTTCTTCTTGGATGGTGGGGAACAAACTCCAACTGACCTTGATGGGTGGGTTTCGACAGGTTCTCCAATGTTAGATTTGGCAATCTCAAATAGACCTAATGGTGGATTACCCGTAGGTCGTATTACTGAGATTACTGGTTTAGAAGGAAGTGGTAAATCACTATTAGCTGCACACGCAATAGCAGATACTCAAAGACAAGGTGGACTTGGTGTCTATATAGATACTGAGAATGCATGTAATACTGAGTTTTTACAAGCTATTGGAATTGACATTCAAAAAATGTTATACGTCCCTCTTGAATCAGTAGAAGATATATTCGAAGCAATTGACTCTATTATAGAATCTGTAAGAAGTTCTGATAAGAAGAAATTAGTAACAATAGTAGTAGACTCTGTGGCTGGTGCATCAACTAAGGTTGAGTTATCAGCTGATTATGACCAAGCTGGTTATGCTACTCAGAAAGCTATTATTATTTCCAAAGCTATGAGAAAGGTTACTAATCTTATTGGTAGAGAACGAATTTCGTTAATCTTTACAAATCAATTAAGGACTCGTTTAGGTGTATCATTTGGTGACCCTTGGACTACAAGTGGTGGTAAAGCAATCGCTTTTCATTCATCGTGTAGATTAAGGTTAAAGCAAATGGGACAACTTAAATCCAAAATTGGTGGAGTTGACCAAGTTGTGGGTATTAAGACTCGTGCACAAGTAATTAAGAATCGTATGGGGCCACCACTACGCTCAGTAGATTATGATATCTACTTTGATAGAGGTATCGACAACTATGGTTCATGGTTACAAATGATGAAAACCTATAAATTGGTAGACATCGCAGGTGCTTGGTACACATATGTAGATACAGAAACTGGTGAGGAACTTAAATTCCAAGCTAAGAACTTTGAAAAGCTATTGGAAGATAGACCAGAGTTGAAAACAAGTATTTACGAGAAAATTTGTGAATCATATGTTATGGCTTACAAAGAATCAAGTAAAGAGTCAAATATTGATAATATTGAATTAACAGATTTCGATGCATAATAGGTATAAGGAACTACTCAAAGAAGTTAGTAAAGAACATAATGAAACAAAAGATGAATCATTAAATGATAAAGTTTTAATCATTGATGGACTTAATCAATTTATTAGATGCTTTGGGGCAGTACCTGCCTTGAATGACGATGGTGAACATTGTGGTGGTGTGACAGGATTTCTACTGTCCACCGCCGCAACCATTCGTAGACTAAAACCAACTCGTGTGGTAATTGTATTCGATGGTAAAGGTGGTTCAAATCGTAGAAAGTCTGTATATAAAGGATATAAGGAAGGTCGAACTGGATTAACTAAGGTTAATAGATTGGTTGGTTATGAAGATTTAGAAGACCAATCCATATCTATGAGAAAGCAATTTGCTAGACTTATAGAATATCTTCAAGTATTACCGATATCATTAACTTACATTGATTATGTAGAAGCTGATGATATTATAGCATGGTTAGCAAATCATTATTTTAAAAAAGAAGTTACAATCATTTCATCAGACAAAGACTTTCTACAATTGGTAAATCCACGAATTAAAGTGTGGGCACCAACTAAGAAGAAAATGTATGATGAGGCATTAGTGAGCTCAGAGTATGGGGTTATACCACAAAATCTTGTGTTTTATCGTGTAATGGAAGGTGATAAGTCTGACAATATAACAGGTATACGAGGTGTTGGCCCTAAGACAATTCATAGCAAAATGTCATTCCTGAATGGGGATGTTCTTAATTTAGATACATTCATTGATAAATGTTCAACAGAGTGTGATGATAAGTTGTCACAAAAGTTATTAGAAAATGTGACAACTATCAATATGAACTACAATCTAATGCAATTAAAAGACCCCGATATTTCATCATCAATCAAATCAAATGTTAGAAGTATCATGGATACTGGGTCAGACCGATTGGATATGGTACAATTCAAGAAAATGTTTTTGTATGACAAGTTATACACTACATTTGCTAATGTGGATAGCTGGTTACGCAACTCATTTACATCACTTGAAAACTTTTTAAAAAATGCAGAGTAATTTTAATCCAATAAGTTTGGATAGTAAAATTAAATTTCGTATATTAGTATCATATGGAGAAGTTAGGAAGTAAGTTTAGTACATCATTTCAGAATAAAGTAATATCAAGTATATTATCAGATAGGGCGTGGTTTCGTCAGATATATGATATCCTTATGCCAGAGTATTTTGATTCAGAAGGGTCTGAGTGGTTAGTTAAAACCATTATGAAACACTTTAATGATTACGAGCAAATGCCTACCTTAGATGTCCTTAAAGTTAAAATTAACTCTATTGAACGTGACGTACTTCAAACCTCAGTAGTAGATATACTTAAATTCGCTTGGAATCACCTCGAAAGTGATGACTTAGAGTTTGTAAAAGAACAAGTCCTTGACTTTTGTAAAAATCAATCAATTAAAAACGCAATCTTAGATTCAGTACCATTATTAGAAAATGGCCATTATGAGATGATTAAAAAGAATATTGATAATGCTATGAAAGCAGGTCAAGATTCTGATTTAGGTCATGAATATAAAACAATGATTACTGAGAGATACGAAGACTCAGTACGAAATGTTGTATCAAGTGGTTGGGATGTTATAGATGAGATTACTCAAGGTGGATTCGGTAAAGGTGAGTTAATACTTATGGCAGCTCCTCCAGGTATTGGTAAATCATGGGCATTAGTTAACATTGGTGTTAACGCTATGAAGAAGGGTAAGATAGTCGCACATTATACTCTTGAATTAAACGAGGGTTATACAGGTCAACGATATGATGCTGTATTAAGTGGTGTAGCAGTAGCTAACCTTAAGTACAATATGGAAGATGTCAAGAAAGCTGTAAATACCGTATCAGGTGACTTAGTGGTGAAACACTATCCTACGAAAACTGCAAGTGTTAATTCACTTAAAGCTCATATGGATAAAATGACACTTCAAGGTAAAAAGCCAGATGTGGTTATTGTAGATTACGCTGATTTATTAAGGAATGGTCATGCAAAAGAGAAACGACACGAAGAGTTGGAAGAAATTATAGAAGACCTTCGTGGTATGGCAGGTGAATATGAAGTTCCAGTATTTACAGCATCTCAGATTAACAGAAGTGGGGCAGAAGACGATATTATTACAGGTACAAAGATTGCTGGGTCATTCTCAAAAATGATGACTGCTGATTTTGTGGTATCTTTATCTCGTAAGATTGAAGACAAGCTTGCAGGTACAGGTAGATGGCACGTAATAAAAAACCGATTTGGTCCTGATGGGATGACATTTCCATCCAAAGCTAACTTTTCTACTGGGCAAATCCACATCTATAATGAAGATTCCATTTCTGGTCAACAGACTAAGAAACAGATGAAAGGTGGGGAGAGTTTAGTAAGAAAAGAATTGGCTCAAAAATATAAAGAAATGAATGGTGATATTGGATTTTAATATTAAATTTTTAATATGTATATTCACCTAGCAACTAAGTTTAACAATAAAAAAGTAAGTAAATATTATGGGATTATTTGATAATCGAGTACCCTTTAAGCCGTTTGAATATCCTGAGTACTACACAGAGGGTTGGCTAAAGCAAGCTCAGGCATTTTGGTTACATACCGAAATACCAATGCAGGGTGATATTAAAGATTGGAACGAAAATCTTACACCCGAAGAAAAGAATTTAGTAGGTAACATCCTTTTAGGGTTTGCCCAAACAGAATGTGCTGTATCTGACTATTGGACTAATATGGTTACGCATTGGTTTCCAAAGCATGAAATTAAACAGATGGCTATGATGTTCGGTTCTCAAGAAACTATACACGCTACGGCTTATTCATATTTAAATGAATCTCTTGGTCTTGAAGACTTTGAAGCATTTTTACATGAACCCGCTACAGCAGAACGATTTGATAACTTGGCTGAAGTTACCAATTCATACACATATAAAGACCTGAAAACTAACGCAGAAGCAAGAAAAGAAGTAGCTACATCATTAGCTATATTCTCAGCGTTTACTGAAGGAGTTGCTTTATATTCATCATTTGCAGTACTTTACTCATTTCAGATGAGAAACAAACTAAAAGGTATTGGTCAACAAATGAAATGGTCGGTAAGAGACGAATCATTACACTCACGAATGGGATGTCAATTATTCAGACATATGTGTGACGAATATCCTGAGTTATTAGAAGATAGTAAAGATAGTATTGTACTAGCCGCTAAGTTAATTCAGACATTAGAACACAAATATATAGACAAGATGTTTGAAATGGGTGATTTAGAAAATCTTAAAAAAGAAGATTTAAAAAACTTTATTAATCAACGTCTGAATGAAAAATTAGGTGAATTAGGATATAACGCAATTGAAGGTGGTGATTACTACTTTGAATACGATAAAGATTCAGCCGCTGAATTAGAATGGTTCTACCATTTAACAGGTGGACAAACACATACAGATTTCTTCGCAGTAAGACCTACTGATTATAGTAAAGCAGGAGAAGGAGAAAATTGGGATGATTTATTTTAAATAATTATGAAAAATTACGCACAAGATTTAGATTGGGAAGTTGGAGTAGACTTTCCTGTATGGGGTAACACAGAGATATATGTTAAAACTATATCAAATGGTTACTTACTTGCTGGAGAGAAACCAAAAGATGCATATTGGAGAGTATCAACGGCAGTAGCTCGTAGATTAAACAAACCCCAACTTGCTTCAAAGTTCTTCGATTACATTTGGAAGGGTTGGTTAAACCTTGCATCGCCAGTATTATCAAATACTGGAACTGATAGGGGATTACCAATTAGTTGTTTTGGAATTGATGTAGCTGATTCAATTCAAGATATTGGGTTGAAAAACTTAGAAATGATGCTACTCGCCAAACATGGTGGTGGTGTAGGTGTTGGTATTAATATGATTCGACCAGCTGGTTCTAATATAACAGGTAATGGAACATCAGATGGTGTTGTACCATTTGCTAAAATATATGATTCTACAATACTTGCTACTAATCAAGGGGCAGTAAGACGTGGGGCAGCATCTGTAAACTTAAACATAGACCATGATGATTTTGATGAGTGGATTGAAATTAGAGAACCCAAAGGTGATGTAAACAGACAATGTTTGAACTTACATCAATGTGTGGTTGTTGGTGATAAGTTTATGAGAAAACTTAAAGAAGGTGATGTAGAAGCTCGTAGAAAATGGGGCAAAGTACTTCAAAAGAGAAAAGCAACTGGTGAACCATATGTAATGTATAAGGGTAATGTTAATAAACAAAACCCAAGAGCATACAAAGATAATGGATTAAAAGTTCATATGACAAACATATGTTCTGAAATTACACTACATACAGATGAATCACATTCATTCGTTTGTTGTTTATCTTCCCTTAACTTAGCAAAATATGATGAATGGAAAGATACTGATTTAATCTACACAGCAACATGGTTCTTAGATGGGGTTATGGAAGAGTTTCTTCAAAGAGCTAAGAATATGAAAGGTTTTGATAACTCAGTACGTTCAGCTGAAAAAGGTAGAGCGTTAGGATTAGGTACATTAGGATGGCACACTTACTTACAACGTAAAGGAATTCCATTTGAAGGATTAACTGCTCAGTTTGAAACTCGTAAGATATTTTCGCAATTAAAAATTGAATCTGAAAGAGCATCAAGAGATATGGCAGCTGAATTAGGTGAACCATTATGGTGTGTTGGAACTGGATTTAGAAACACTCACTTAAGAGCAATCGCTCCAACTGTTTCTAATTCTAAGTTAAGTGGTAATGTATCTGCTGGGATTGAACCTTGGCCTTCCAACGTATTTACTGAACAAACCGCAAAAGGTACGTTTATTAGAAAAAATATTGAATTAGAAAAAGTACTTAGAAAAGTTGGAATCAATAAAAAGTCTACTTGGGATAAAATCTTATCCGATGGTGGTTCAATTCAAGATATAAAAGAATTGGACGATTGGGGATATGTCGATGGAAAGTTAATGAAAAAAGACGACATACCACAAGAAGTATTTGATAAAGACCAAGTATTTTGGGTCAAAGATGTATTTAAAACATTTAAAGAAATTAATCAATTAGATTTGGTTAAACAAGCCGGTGTAAGACAACAATACATCGACCAATCAGTTTCATTGAACTTAGCGTTCCCATCAGAAGCAAGTCCAAAATGGATTAATCAAATTCATATGGAAGCTTGGGAACAAGGAATTAAAACTCTCTA